AAACCTGCATCGGCAACGGCTTCCTGCTCTGCCCCACCGGAGCGGCACCCTTGGCCGGGATGTCCTCCCAGTGCCCGGTGGCTTCGTTGTACTTCTGATGCGAGTCGAAGAGCGTGCGGTTCGGCGCGACGGCAGCGGCGGGGGCACCACCGGTCCCGAAGATGCGGCCCATCATGTCCTCGGCGCCGGTGCGGGCCGCGTCGGCCTGGCCCTGCTGCAAGACACCTTCGGTGTCGAGACCCCACAGCGCCCGCTTGCCGATCGCCTTCGACGCCGTCTTGGCCAGCTGGTCGTACTTGTCGGCCTGGCCGAGGTAACGGTTCTGGGCCGCCACGGATTCCTGGTCACTGCGGGTGGTGTCGATGTCACCAGGCAAGTTGTCGGGACTGTACGTCTCCAGCGGGTTGATCAACCCGTTCTCGTCCATCCACTTCTGGATCGGGGTCTGCTGGGCGGGCTGGTTCATCCCAGCCATGTCGTTGCGTTCCATCAACGACAGCTCGTTGTAGGCGTTGTCGACCTCGGTGTCGAGCATGTGCAGGGTGTCTGTGTCGTACCCGTACTTGGGATCGTGGAACTCTTGCTTGATGTCGATCGCGCCCTTGTTGGAGTTGATGCCTTCCCAGATCGTGGCTCCGTAGGAGCCCGGTGCCGAGTTCTTCAACCGGTTGATCACCGAGGGCACGAAGTTCGGGTTGTAGCCGTTGGCGCCCCCGCCACCGCCGCTGCCGCCGGAACCCTGGTACGGCAGCCCGGAGGAGTCGAGGCCCATCAGCGAGTTCTGGTTCATCGTCGGGACGCCACCATTGACCATCGCGAGGTACGCCGTCATCGGGTCGCCCTGGAGCGTGTTCATGCCCTTCTGACCGGTGACCCACTGGTTGAACGTGTTCTGGCCCTGCATCTGTGGGGCGCCGAAGTTCCACTTGGCGGTGGAGTAGTTCTGGCCCGGCAGCTGGGGCTGCATGTAGCCGCTGTTGGCCAGCGTGTCCATGTCGTAGCCGTAGTCGCCCGAACCGTCGTCGATCCAGTTGCCGTTCTCGTCTTGGACCAGCATCGTCGTCCCCTATCCGTACGTGGACCGGAACGCCGCCTGTTGGTCCGGTGCTTGCGTGTTGAACCAGTTGAAGAAGTCCTGCTGACTGGGCGCCGCCGGGGCTGCTGCCGCGGCGGGAGCGCCGCCGAAGTTGAACGTGGACATGTCCGGAGCCCTGGCACCAGCGCCGACGAGCTGCATCATCTGCATCAAGCCTTGGCGCCGTTCAGCATCGAGAGCCTGTTGGGCTTGAGCCTGCTGCTGTTGGATGTTGAACAGGTACGCGTTGTCCACGGCACCGATCTGGTTGCCGCTGTACGTGCGGGCCATCTGCGACTCGGCGGCCCGGGAGGCGTTGGAGTCACGGGCGTTGGCACCGAGCAAGGCCAACACGTTCTGGAAGGCGCCGTACCCGGCATCGGCCCCGCCGCCTTCGGCATGGGTCAACTGCACGTCGCCGTACGGGTTCGACTGGTGCGCCGACAGGTAGCGGTCCAGCGCGTCGTAGCTCTGGGTGGCTGCCGCCTGGTCCTGTGTGGTGGCGTTGGAGACGTTGGCTCGCAGCGCGTCGTAGGTGGCCGGGTTGACTTGGTACGCCCCCGAGTTGAGGAGCTGGCTCATCCAGTCCATCTGGGCCTGGGAATGGTTGGCCGCTCCTCCTCCGCCGCCACCGCCACGGCGGCGGCCGCCACCACTCCTGTTCCCGCTGCCACCGAGGTTGGGTTGTGGCTGTTGCTGTTGGCCTTGCTGACTGATCAGCGCCGTAAGGGCAGGCTCGTCGCGGATGTACCGCTGGGCGTCGGCGTAGCTGACACCTGGGTTCTCGGCACGCACCTGCTGGTTGGCGGAGCCCGGGTTCGGAGTGCCTGCCCGACGGCGCGGACCGACCCACACCCCGGACGCAGTCGTGCGACCGCCGTACCGGTCGACGGCGCCGCCTTGGCGGACAGGTTGAACCATGGTCTCCTCCTACTGGAACGAGGGCCGCAGAGCGGCAAGGTATTGGGCTGCGTTGGCGATCTCGCGGGCCCGGTCGATCTCGATGTCAGACAGCGCCCGGTCACGGGCCGATGTCATCTGTGCTTGGGTCAGGTCGTAGCCGCGGGCGTCGTTGGCCATGTCCTCACCGGCCCGGGAGGTCTGCAACGCGGTGTCCTCACCGATGCGGCCGAGGCCGACTGACTGGTCCTCGCCAGCGCGCGACATCTGCTGTTGGTAATCCCCGGTGAAGTTGCGCATCGCCCGCCCGTAGATCCCTGACTGCACACCGCCGGTGGCCAGGCCACGGGCGCCGTAGCTGCCGGTCAGCGACGGGGCGGCCCGCTGGTAGTTACGGGTGTAGTCGGCGGTCTGGCGGCCGTAGCTGCGAGAGATGTCTTCGGACTGGCGACCGGAGATGCGGCCGATGTCGGCCATCGTGCGTTGCCCACGTTGCTGCGACAGGAACCGGCTGTACGCGTTGGTGGCGGACTGCGCCGCGTAGTCATCGTTGATGCCACGCCGTTGCCGTTCGTAGACGCTGGTGTCGACTGCCATCGTTCACCCCCTCGGAAGCGGATCAGGTGGATCAGGTGGCAGGGTGGTGCCGACGTCGCGGACGATGAACTGGGACCCGGCGTCGGTGTACACCGTCAACGGGATCGTGCTGCGGACGTTGGTGACGAGGATCACCACCGGTTGCTGGCCGATCGGGATGTCGGTCGGGCAACGGAACGCCCAGATGAACTGGGCGCCTTGTGTGGTCGCCACCACTTGGACGTGTTGACCGCCTCCGCCGCGGTCGGCTCCGGCAATGTTGCAGATGGCGTACATGCCGCCGACGTCGTCAGGTTCGATGACGTCAGGGTCGGCGTCGCTGACTGCGATCGCCCGGATGGTGCAACGCACCTCGTACCAGCGGTCCTGCACGAACAGGACGTCGAGCGTGTTGGTGAGCTGGTTGCGGCTACCGCCGCCACCCACCACGGTGCTCGAAGACGGGAAGCTGCCCCGCCCGACCACACCCCACGACGACCGGATGTGGTGTTTGACTTCCAACTTGGCGTTCTTGTCGACCAGCTCGGCAAGGTCGGCGACCGTTTCGGCAAGGTCGTGGGCCACGTTCTGGATGACGTCGAGTGACCGCCGCACCGGGGCGTTGATGATGGAGCGGGATTCGACGGTGGACATCACAGGGCTCGGATGATCATCGGGGCGTAGCCGGTCGCGCTGCCGCTCACGTACACCTGGGCGTTGGGCACCGCGAACGTGGTGGAGCCGTTACCGATGCCGTACTTGGTGCCGATCACGGCGTACAGGGCGGCGTAGGTGGTGCGGCTGACCGCTTGGCCTTGGCAGTTCAGCCATCCGGTCGGCGCGGCGATGCTGACATGCCAGGTGACCATCGCCCCGATCGGGTCACCACCGCTGCTGCCTCCGCCCGCTGCTTTGGTGTCGACGTAATGCTTGGTGGCGGCCTGGTTGGCTTGTGTGGGGTCCCCTGGGAGCAGCAGCGGGGCGGTCATAGCGATCGAACCGTCGCGGTTGATCACCTCGGTGTTCGACCACGAGACGATGACGTCGAGGTTCTGGTCGAGCTTGTCTCCGTCGGCGTTGACACCGTTGGCGATCGTGTTCGGCAGGATGAGCGACGTCATTTGAACCGCCTCGGGATGTACTTGAAGATGATGCCGTTGAGGCCCCAGGTGACGCCGGGGGTTCCGGCCAACGTGAGCTGCACCGTCCCGGCCCGACCCATCGTGTTGCCCCGTTCCACCGAGCTGGTCTGATCGGACCCGCCGTACAGGGTGCCGTCACCCCACAGGAACTCGCCGTAGTGGGAAGGCTGGTTGTCGGGGGAGAACAGGATCTGGAACGACCGTTCGGCGTTGTAGCTGTCGTAGTCGTGGAAGACCTGCACGTTGACAGCGGCGTCGATCGCCAAAGCCCGCAGCAGGAAGTCGGGGCGACGCCAGGACTTGCGCCACGTCGGCGCTCCAGCGTCGAGCCATTTGGTGCGCATCTTGGTGGCGAACGGGACCAGCACACCAGGCAGGTACTCGTCCACGGCGACATCGGTGCGTCCGTCGAGACGGATCGTGTACGGCGTCTTGCGGGCAAAGGCGACCTGGTTCTCTTCGTCTTCGGCTTCGATCCGTTCGATGTACGGGCCGGGGACGTTGCCATCGGCCCCTTGGAACGTGGTCCACGACTTGACGATCGGGTCGAACACGAACGCGGTGATGGCGTCGGTCGGACGGACCACGGACACCTGTTGTTGTTCCGGCAGCTCGTACGGCATCGACACCCACAGCCGTCGCCCGACCCAGCCCATCCAGGCGTTCCGCATGGCGGCCGGGTCGATGACGTGGTCTTCGAACACTCGGCGGATCTGCACCGAGATCTCTTCGACGGTGCCGCCTTCGGAGTAGGCGAACACACCGTGGGGCCAGGACAGGAAGAACACGGCGGCTTCGCTGCGGGCGACGAGCTGCTGGTTGAGGCAGCCGACGGTGCGGGAGATGTTGCTGAGGTTCCAGGTGTCGGAGTCGTAGCCGAACAGCGCCCACACCGAGTCCGGTTTGAACACCAGCAGACGGTCCGAGAAGCTGATCAACGCGGTGATGCGTTGGCCGCCTTCAGTGATGTCGATGTAGTCGTCTTTGGCCCACCGCTTCGGGTTGTTGGGATGCGAGAACCGGATGCGGCTCGTGTAGTGGCCGCCGTCTTCGATCGTGTTGGCGACGAACATGAACCCTTGGTGCGACGTGATCAGCGAAGCGATCGGGGCGGTGTTGGTGGAGCCCGGCGTCGTGTAGTCGTCTTGCCAGTTGGCCGCTGCGCATGCTGTCAACGTCAACAGGTTGACCCCGTCGAACGTCATCGTCGGCTGGGCGCCACGCGCGATCCATGCTTCGTTGCTCCATGATGTGAAGTCGGCGCCGTGCGGTTCGGCGGTGCAGCCGGAGTCGACGGTGAGCACCCATGACGTTGCCGGGTCGGTGCGGGTGGCGATCCCTTCGCTGTTGCAGACCATCATCATGTTGGAGCCGTTGGCGGTGACATGGAGGTAGCCGTTGCGGGGGTCCCAGGCGCCCGGTGTCGGCTTCGCGATCAGCGCACTGGCCGAGGTGAGGGTCCACGTACGTCCGCGAGGGTCGACGTACGTGGTTCCCGTCCCCGGGTAGTCGTTGGCGTCGAACCGCCAGATGACGGTCCCGGCGGTCGGGTCGGTGCCGGTGCGCAGCTCCACCCAGTAGATGCGGCCCGTCCAACGATCAGTGGTCCCGGAGATGCCGAGGTGGACGACGCCGTGGGAGTCGTGCACGTCGCGGGTCGGGGTCTGGCCGCTGCTCATCGCAGCGAACCGGCCGGTCACCGCGTTGCCGATCATGGTGCCGATGTTCTGGCTGCCCGCGCTGTCGAGCTGGATCGTCAAGGCGAACGTCGAGTCGATGTCGCCTGGCGACAACGATTGGGCTTGCGCTTCGACCGGGCTGTCGGTGCCGGTGCTGGTGGTGCCGAGCGAGACGTAAGGAATGAACGTGGTGCTGCCACCGCCCGGTTTGCCGCCGCCTGGTGCTTCTTTGTTGATGTGCTGAACCCGCCACGAACAGTCGGTGCCGCCGTTCTCCCATTGAGCGGCGATCGTGTTGGGGTTCTCGGGGGCCAACGGGCCACGCACCTTGTACACGAGCACGCATTCGTCGGGGAGCGGCCCAGGGTCGGGGGTGCTGACGGTGCCGCCAGCCACAGCCAGGTAGGCGGTGCCTTCGGCGGCGACGACGGAGCTGACCGCGCTGGTCTTCCAGCCGCGGCGGGTGTTGATGCCGCCGCGCGGGTCGACTTCCAAGTTGAGCATCTCGGGCAGCTCGTTCTCGGACAGCTGGAACGACTCGGGACGCAGATTAACGCCTCCAGTAAAGTCAAATAGATTCAATGGTTTCAGGCGATTTACCATTTATGGGCTTCCACCGATGAGCGTCGTCGGCTCCTGCACGATGTCGGGTGGCTTCAAGATCAGCTGCGGCCGACCGGTCGTCACGCCGACGGTGCGGTACGGGATCGAGGCGAACGCCTTGGGTTGCCCGGTCCACGACTTCATCACCGAGTCCCGAGCCAGCGCCGAGGACTCCTTGAACCGGTTCATGTACGTCGCTTCGAGGACTTCGTCTTCCTGTTGGGCGTACCCGGTCGAGCAGCAGTACCAGACGATCGGCAGATGCAGCCGTTCGTCGGCGTCGACGACGGCGCTGGCGCCGTCAGCCACCCAGTCCAACGGGCGCCGCCAGCCGTAGATGCTGAGCGGCTGATCGGTGGACGGCACCGGCAGCAGGTACAGCTGCACACCGAGCTTGAACCAGAACCGGGGCGACCCGCTCTCCGGGTTGACCAAGTTGAACATGCCTTCGGCCCAACGCCGATCGACCCGTTGCAGCGGGTACCCGTCGGCGCCCATCACCGAGTCGACCTCCAAGGCGTCGTCGGGTTGCTGCACCGCGGTGGCACCGGCCAACGCCGAGACCGGCCACACCACCTCGAAGGTGGGCCAGCGGGTCTCCAGGTTCATCATCCGCTGGTAGCCGTCACGGACGTACTGGTCCAACAGGACGTCAGGCAGGTCGGTTTCGTCGAGGTCGAGCTGGGTCCGCACCATCTCGCGGA